GGATGGCGTGTCTTCAATTCTGGAGAAATATCCTCTTTTTTCCTTGAAGATGATTTGGTAAAGGAATTTGAAGACGCGTACAATGCGATAAAAGTCTGGCATGGATATGCACTTGCAGGGAATTTGTTAGAGTACACTGACATCGACGAGAACGAGTACGATCTACGTCTTAATGGTGCCATTGAAAAAGGACAAAATTTATATGATACCATGAGCAAACGCAATGTCTTTGAACGTAACTATATTCGTGATAGGGTTGATCGTTTACGAGAGTTTTACGTCGAATTTAATCAGTTGCGTATTCGTGGAGGATTACGTATTGCGCCCTTCGCTCTTAGTATTTTTGGCCAATCAGGTTGTGGTAAATCTTCCATAACGAATTTGACTCTCAAGGCTGGATTGTTGTATAACAATTTGAGTGCAGACAAAGATCGTATTGCTACTTGGGCTGATAATGACAAATTTGCTTCGTCTATCCGTTCACACGTTAACGCAATCATTTTCGATGATTTTGCAAATACCCGCTCGGATTTCATGGATTTTTCACCAGCGTACAGGTTGATTCAAGTTGTCAATAACATAAGATATTTGGCACCCATGGCAGATGTCTTTTTGAAAGGCAAGGTCTCATTGAATCCGTATTTTTGCGTTGTCTCAACCAATGTTGAAGACTTAAATGCATACACCTATTCAAATGAACCGGAGTCTATCTTGCGACGTTTTTATCATGTGAAAGTTGAACCTAAACCCGAGTGCTGTGTCAATGGTATCTTGAACAAGGAGAAAATTGAGCAATTATATGGTCGTACACCTTGTCCCGATGCGTGGTACATTTCCGTTAGGGTCTATAGGGCATCCAATTCCCGCTATGTCAACATGAACAATCTTGAGTTTGTGGTGCATGACAATATTGTACTTGATCGTGTACCTATCTCAGTCTATTTAGAGTGGGTGCAGAAAGCATCTAAGAAACATTTTCATGAGGAAAGGCAGTACATTGATATCCAGGATGAAATCCCGAACCATGTACTACGTGCAATTTCCATTATTGTCAATGTAATAGACGACGGACGATTGACGAGGTATTTTATTCTGACATTCGAGATGAGGCAACTCCCACTTTCCGTATTGGACCTGATTCACCCTATGGTGTGGATGACTTAGACACACAATCTGGAGAGATAGGTAGGTTTTTCCAACGACGAGCCAATGAATTTCAGAACCACTTTGCCAATCTAGGAACCAGATGTTCCGTAGCGACGGCTGATTTTTGTAATTTCTGGCATCGCTTTGATATTTTGCCGGAGAGCGTTATCTGTCATCCCTACGTTTTACGCTTTGGATTACTTTTTTGGCGCGATGAATGTAAAAAAGCTTTGTTGCTTGGAAACCTGTCCATTCTCCTTATTTGTATGTTACTGGTTCTTTGGTTCCCGCGTATCGCAGTCTTTTCTACTCCACTCTTCATGATTATTGCATATGTGTATTCGTGTGCAACAATACGTGTTGTTGAGAATATGGTTAGACGGCGTATACTTGATTTGAAAGACGTTGTGGGTGAATTCACGCGCCAATGGCAATTTAAATATGCGTTGTTAGGTGTGGGAGCT